ATCGTTTTTGCCGCAGGACTCCAAAGCCCTGTGAAATTTCTCTGCGCTCTCTACGCAGATTTACTCGAAATTGGGCAAAACGGAACCTCCATAGTGCAGATAAGCTCGTCCTCGGATTTTATGACTGGTTATTCAAGACGAACTATACAATGGTCCAACGTGCAGTCCTGGTTGACATGTACACAAGGTTATTCCCCGGTTTCTACTGGCGATCCAACGGAGCTCTCGGAATCCGAAGAATCGTGCGAGGAGGAACCGGCGAGTTTCGAAACCCTCTATCCCGAAAGAGAGGCGATCGAACCCTCCCATTTGACGATCTAGTCAAGTGGTGGTTGGATGATCCAGAGACTTTTTCCTTTTTGTTGAAGTCGTTAAAAATTGACAAAATTAGAGCAAAGCAGCTCAAAGTTCATTCTTTTGTTAAAGCTGAACAATATCCTGGTTTCAAGATGCCTAGATCCATAAATGGGCGTGTTGATTTCTCAAAGATCATTTTTGGCCCTCTGGTCAAAACAGTTGAGAAAATTGTTTACAATAACCCTTGTTTCATAAAGAATGTTCCCGTGAATGATAGACCTCAATATATTACGGAGAAGATCTCAGGTCCAGGTAAGTATATAGCTACAGATTATACTTCCTATGAGAGCTCATTTGGATTGCAATTATGTGTGTCTGTTGAGTACGAAATTTATCGTTTTGTGCTTAACGGGTTTTATGCAGAGTTAATATGTAAGTCTTTTTACATGTTAAATGTGTGCGTTTTTAGATTTTTCACAATCAAAGTACTAGCGAAGAGAATGTCAGGGGACATGAACACTTCACTGGGAAATGGTGTCACTAATGTGATTGTGATTATGCATATAATGTACACAAATTTTAAATTTATTCTTATTCGAATAGTTGTCGAAGGTGATGATTCACTTTTCGAAGTTCCATTAGGGTGTGTGCCCACTACAGAAATGTTTGCTCAGTATGGTTTGATTGTCAAGATCGAAGAACATACTAGGCTTTCTACGGCAAGTTTCTGCGGAATGGTCTTCGATGAGGTAGCACTCAGCAACTTAGTAGATCCCGGCAGGGTATTGCGCCGGGGCGGATACATAGACAACAAGTTTGCGTCCGCTAAGAATAGTACCAAGATGTCCTTGGTTCGTGCATACGGTTTTTCTACGTATTATCAATTTCATGATTGTCCTGTTGTGTCAAGTTTCGCTAGAATGCTTTTGCGGGTTTCCCGCGGCGTTCACGTCAATAAGCGAATGCTCAATGTACATAAATTTGCAGAATCAGAAGTTGATAGTATACCTCTTACTGAAGAACGTATGTTTGCTCTATACCCACCGAATCGAATAAGCCTCGGATCTCGAGAGATTGTTCATTCTCTATATAAATATTCATATGATGACCAAATATGGTGTGAGAATTATTTGGATTCTATTAACACAGCTCAGCCATTGATAATGCCTGTTGTTGTTGCTAATAGTCCTCAAGATTCAATTGATTACTTCCATCATTGTTCGGCCTTTGTAGGTGATAATCCTAATCATATGGAGCCGCCTCCCCGTGTTAATTTCCGGGATCTTGTTGACGAGCTCAATGGTCGTTTTAAGGCGGTGACCCGTTTATATAGTCTCCCTGTTCTACATGAGAATGATAATGATACCGTGGAAAGTACTTTATCATCTGCCACACCCTATTGGAATGATCTGTTCCATGGTATTAGGGAGCGGTTAGAACTGCAGCCTGCTGCTGCATAGGGACCTCATTGCGTATCTACCCTCGTTCAGAGGACAGTGTGTTGTTACCACTGCGACAGTGTTGTATTTAAAAGAGAAGAAACATCCCCATCGGCGTGTGTTCGTCGACTCAGAGTGCCTAGTTAGTTCTAAATCTCTGTTGTATTTCCAAACTTAACTAATCTATTGAGATAAGTTATTTCATTTATAAGTGTTACTGGTTTCATCTGTCT